TATTTAGAGAAAGAGGTGTAAGAGCATTATTAGGATTTAAAGCTGGAGCAACAATTACAGCAGAAGAAACTAGAAAAAGATTTGAAGAAGTGTTTGGTGAAAATGGTAAATTCTCAAAAGCAACAGAAGTATTATCCACTACTTTTACTGGTACACTATCAATGTTATCAGATAAATTATTTAAGTTTCAATTAGAAACAAATCGTGCTGGGTTCTTTGATTTTATAAAAAATGCATTAGTAGTTATTAATAGATCAATAGAAGAAAGTTCAGCAACATTAAACAAATTTTCAGCAAACGTTAGCCAAGCATTAATTAATTTTACAAAACAAGCTATACTTGGTGTTGCAAGATTATTAGATTCTTTACAGTTAGTATTTAAAATTATAGGTGCTGGTATCGGCGGATTAATAGATTTAGTAAAAGCCCTACCTGCAGGGATTAGAGAATTAGGTATCATTGGATTTTTAATGTTAGGCAGACGTGGTAAGATTTTAGTTGCCGCAATTAGTGCAATTATAAAAATGCTTGGTGTTGATTTAGAAAAAATTAGTGAAAACTTATTTGGTGCTAGTAAAGATACAGAGGCATGGGGAAAAAACTCTGAGGCAGTTTCCAAGTTTTTAGAGGCAGTAGAAAAAAATATTGTTGTTTCAAAACAACAACTAGATGAGTTATTAAAAGTTGCAACATCAGTAAAAGATCAGGCAAAGCAAATAGGATTAAACTTTAAACAAGTCGCTGGTATTTTAAATGAACAGATTAAAAAAGACTTTGAGTCTATAAACACTACGGTAAGTAAATTTTTATTATCAGGTATTAAAGGGTTTTCAAGAGCATTGGCAGAGTCAGTAGTATTAGGTAAAGAATTAAATATGAGTTTAAGAGAGTTAGCACAAAAACTATTAGTAGATATATTAGCTTTTACAATCCAATTAGTATTACAAGAGTCATTAAGAAATTTCTTAATTAAAATTGGTGTTATCGAACAAGGAAAACAGAAAAGGTCTTTACTCTCTATCTTTGGAATTAACACAGCAGATTTATTTGTACAAAAAGGTAAAACTGATGAATTAAAAAAACAAACAAGTGAAATGGAAAAACAAAAAAAGATCAAAGGAACAACGCAACTTATGTCAGGTAACCCTCTTGGCTTTTTAGGTTTTATGTCTAAAGGTGGTGGAGTTCAAAAAGATAGACCAGTTGTAGTTGGTGAACGTGGTGCAGAATTATTTATACCAAATTCTTCAGGTCAAATAACACAATCAGCTAGAGGCACAGGTGGTGGTGCAGTAAACGTTAATTTTACAATTAATACTATTGACTCAAAAGGCTTTGATGAGGCATTAGTAGAAAACAGAGGAACAATAACAGCAATCATAAACAATGCAGTAAATGAAAAGGGTAGAGGTAATTTAGTATGAGTGGTTCTTTTCCAATATCAAATTCTAAATTCCAAACACTTGGTATTCAGTCACAAGTTGATACTCTTATATCAAAATCAGTTTCAGGTAAAAAATTAACAAGGCAAATTGGAACACAGAGATTTGGATTTACAGCAGAGATAATTGTTGCAAAAAGATCAGACGTCTATGGTGAATTAATGGCATTCGTAATTCAGCAAAGAGGTAGTAAAGAAAACTTTACTATCATACCCCCTGAGGTAAAAAGTACGAGAGGCTCCGAAACAGGTACAGTTTTGGTTAATGGTGTACACGCAGTAGGTGATAACACGATAGCTATGGACGCATTTGCTGGTGATGGTGCAGGCAGATTTAAGGCGGGAGACTTAATTAAATTTGCCTCACATACAAAAGTATATATGATTGTTTCTGATGTCACAAGTTCTGGTAATGCGGCAACAGTAACTATTGAGCCACCATTGATTACAGCTTTGGCAGATGATTCATTAGTAACATATAGCAACGTGCCTTTTACAGTTCATTTAGTAAATGATATTCAAGAATTTGGTGGTGTTGGTGCTGATAAAGATGGAAATGTTTTATACAAATTTGAGTTAGATGTAGAAGAAACGATCTAATGACAAAGAGATATTTAGTAAAGCATTGGTGTAGTGCCGATTTTGTAATGGAAAAGATAGTTGATGAGTCTGAAATTGATACTAAAACAAATGATTTAAAAAAACATTCATATCCTAATACAAATTGGTCAATGATTATGATAAAAGATAGTGAAAAAGTAAAACGAACAAGTTACGAGGAATATGACGAGAGGCTTAACGACAGCAGTAAAAAACGAACTAGCGACAAATAATATAAGTCCAGTTCATTTAATAACTATTGGATTTGCTACACCTGTAAATTTAACTGATAATGCTTTTGACTTGACTAGCTCTATCTCTGGGTCAAGTGTAACCTATACCTCTAGTGCCTTTTTATTAAGCACACCAAGTTTTACAGAAGAAACAGATTTAACAAAAACTTCACTTAACATATCTTTATCAGGAGCAGATCAAACATTTATATCTACTTGTTTAAATGAAAATATTGTTAATGATTCAGTCACAATTTTTAGAGGCTTGTTAGATAGTAACAGTGCTTTAATTGCTGATCCTTTTTTGTTGTACAAAGGAACAATAGATACATTTTCAATAAACGAATCAATAAAAGAATCAATAGTAAATTTATCTGTGGTATCACATTGGGCAGATTTTAATAAGGTTAGTGGAAGAAAAACAAACAACAATTCACAACAAAGATTTTTTAGCACAGATGTAGGTTTTGATTTTGCAAGTCAAACTGTATTAGATTTAAAATGGGGTAGAGGCTAATGGGTTTTTTTTCATCAGCGGCAAAATTTGTAAGAAAAGTAGCAAAGCCTCTTAAAACAATTACTTCACTTTTTAAAATGAATCCTAAACTTGCAATTCTTGCAATTGCCGCAACTTGGCTATTTGGAAGTTTATTAAGAAAGCAAGACAATCCTGATTTTGGTGATACAGAATTTGACAACTTTGAAAAAGGTATTTTAGTAAATAAACAGTCTAATGATTCTACAATTCCAATAGTCTATGGCACAAGACTTGTAGGTGGAACTAGAGTCTTTGTTGAAACTAGTGGAACTGATAACTCTCATTTATATATTTGTTTAGTTTTATGTGAAGGTGAAATAAATGGAATTACAGAAATAAGAGTAGATGACCAAGTTGTAACTTTTACAGGTGCTATGGCAGATAACACACAAAGAACAGTAGCTACTTCTGACTCAAACTTTTATAAAGACAGCACATCACATATAACTATTGAGCCTCATTTTGGTACTGATGGACAAAGTTCATCAAGTCTATTATCTGAATTATCAAGCTGGGGATCAAATCATAAACTATCAGGAGTTGCTTATCTTGCTCTTAAATTTAAATGGAATCAAGATATATTTAGTGGTGTTCCAAGAGTTCAAGCAAAAGTTCAAGGTAAAAAAGTTGTAACTTTAGCATCTAATTTATCAGAACAAACAGCGAGTTTCTCAAGCAACCCAGCATTTTGTTTATTAGATTATTTAAGAGACGAAAGATATGGAAAAGGAATTGCAACAGCAGATATAGATTTACAAAGTTTTTATGATGCCTCACAAGTTTGTGTTACACAAGTTACTCCCTATTCAGGTGGTTCTGATATAAACATTTTTGATACCAATGTTGTATTAGATACATCAAGAAAAGTAATAGAAAACGTAAGAGATTTATTAGGTGCATGTAGAGGCTACTTACCTTTTGTAGGTGGCAAGTATAACTTAATTATAGAAACAACAGGCTCAGCATCAATAACTTTAAATGAAGATGATATAATTGGTGGTTTTACTTTAGCAAGTCCAAATAAAAATAATAAGTATAATAGAGTCATAGTTTCATTTGTAAATCCTGATCGTAACTTTCAAGTAGATCAAGCACAATTTCCACCTATTGATGACTCAGGATTAACAAGTGCAGACCGACACGCAACAATGAAAACTGCTGATGGTGGTTTTTTACTAGAGGGCAGATTTGACTTTCCAACTATAACTAGTTTCTATCAAGCAGAGGAAATGGCAGAAATAATTTTAAGAAGATCAAGAGAAGCACTAGCTTTAGAATTACAAGTATCTTTTAGTGCTTATGAATTAGCAATAGGTGATATTGTAAATATAACACATAGCTCAGTTGGATTTTCTAGTAAAGCATTTAGGGTTATGAATATGACTTTTAATGAAGATTTTACAATAAAACTAATGTTAGTTGAACATCAAGATTCTCATTACACTTATGCTAGTAAAACACAAGTATCATCAACACCAGCTACTAATTTACCATCTGCATTTACAATACAACCACCAGCTAGTGTTACTTTAACTGACCAATTAATTTCTTATAATGATGGAACTGTAATTGTAGCTTTAGACGTTGTTGTTGGTGCATCACCTAATAGCTTTGTATCATTTTATCAAGTTGAATATAAAAAAGCATCTGATTCTGATTTTATTATATACGCACAAGGTTCAGGATTAAACCATAGAGTATTAAACGTAATTGACCAAGAAACATATGATGTGAGAGTAAAAGCAGTTGGTGTTAGTGGTGCATCAAGTACATATACATCAGCACAAAGAACTATTGTAGGAGCAACAGACCCTATATCAAATGTAACTGATTTTTCTTGCAACATAGTTGGAAACGAGGCACATTTAAGTTGGGAAGCTGTAACGGATTTAGATTTAGCTTATTATCAAGTTAGATATTCAACTTTAACAAGCGGTGCAGAATGGCAGAACTCAGTATCATTAATTGAAAAAGTATCAAGACCAGCAACTTCAGTATCAGTTCCAGCAAGAGTAGGTTCTTATTTAATTAAAGCGGTAGATAAATTGGGTAACTTTTCTTTACAAGCCACAATAATAGCAACTAATGTAACAGCTATTGGAAACTTTAATAATGTTGCAAGTGCCACAGAATCGCCAAACTTTACAGGAACAAAAACAAATCTTACTCTTGCAAGTAATTTGTTAAGATTAACTGATTTAAGTGCTACAGGAACTTACGACTTTGCAAGTGTTATTGATATTGGTGCAGTTCATACATCTAGGGTTACAGCTTCTTTAACTCAATTCTCAGAAGATCCTACTGATTTATTTGATTCTAAAAGTGGTCAATTTGATTCTGCTAGTGGCTCATTTGATGGCGACGCACCAGCAAACGAAAACGCACATTTAGAAATAGCATTATCAGATGACAATTCTACTTTTACAGCATTTAGAAATTTTGTAATTGGTGACTATACTGCAAGATATTATAAATTTAGACTAGTGTTAATATCAAGAGACGGAACAACAACACCTGTTTTTTTTGCATTATCTGTATCTATTGATATGGAAGATAGAATACAATCAGGAAATGATATATCTAGTGGTGCTGGTACAAAAGCAGTTTCGTTTACAAAAGCATATAAAACTGCTAATTATGCAGTAGGT